AGCACATGGGGCCCCAATTGGGCACGGAAGTATGACTATGCCCGGTGCTCAACCAGGTGGGGAAGGAGCAGGACTTCGTAATAGAGGGCCGGCGTCTCCACAAAAACGAAGCGGAGTAAGTGGTTCTCCTGTTACTAGTGTTCAACAAAGAGGGCCTCCTGCCAGCCCAGCACAGCGAAATTCTAAGGCTTTATTAGATGCGAGGAGACCTCGTGGTGGATAAGAAGATTCAAACATAAACCCCTCTTGGAGAAAATGATATGGCAACCGAATTATCAAAAATGGACCCAATGGCACGCAAACTCGGTGTCGAAATAGAATCCTTTCACAAAGCAATTGATTCTGGTAATGTACACAATGCACGACATCATATAACTGAAATTCAAAAATTTGCTCAGTATTTGTCAAGTGATATAGAAAGTGTTGTGTCAAAAGCAGAAGAAAGTGTAGGAATTAATGACATTTATGCTGGTGGGGTACCAGTGCGTAAATTTGCACAAGAATCTCGACAATACGAATCTAGTACTAATGTATTACCTGGATATGTAAGAGCAACTACATCACAGTCACCAATGAAACAATTGAGTCGTCGGGATTTGTGATTTCATGAGTGAAGAGAATGATGGAGCTGGCCGCCTAATGGAGGCCCTCATTACTAAAATGGAAACAATGGATGGTGATTTACAGCTATTGAAAAATGAAAATCTCGCCCTTCGTCAAATTTTGAGTGACCCTTCTATCCTTCTTCGTAAAGCTGGTTTTGTATCTACCTCTACCCCAATGGCAGAGGGTATGGTTCAAGACATGTTCCGACAAGATGATGACTCTCTCCTTAAGGGGGATGATTTATCGGTTCCAGATAATAATGAAGAGTTCCATGCAATGAGCTGGGATGATATACACGCTATGGCCGACAATGCACGCTCTCTAGGTTTAACAGACCAATCAGTACCACCAGTTTCGGGGATGGACGCATGAGACCAAGATACAGTGAAATATCGCCAGAAGTAGAAGAATTGATGTTGAAAGCTCTACGTTTGAATGAGCGTATTGAGAAAGCAAAAAAATGTCCTGAATGTGGTATGGCTAAAATGGCTTGTAAAATGGGCTGTGGGAAAATGGGATACATGGAAAAATCTGTACCTGATTATAGTGGTCAAAAAGAAGGCTCTACAGTAGGTCCAAGTCACTTTGTTACTGAAACTGGGGGACAAACCAGAACAGCACAATATTGGACAAATGGGAGCACAATTGAAGTAGAAGACATGTCTAACAAAGGTGCATCTCAAGAAAGTGTAAATTTAGATTCATTAAAACTTAACACACACGCAAAAGTAGGTGTTGACAGATTAACTGATGGCGGCTCTCGGTGAGGCTATGTGTCAGTTGAGGGACCTGTCGAAGTTTATCTGAGGGCACGCTCAGATGTGCTCAAATCTTTGTTTGATGGCATAGATAGAATAAATGCAGCAGCAAATTATCACTTTGCTCTACGAAATTTGCAAAGACACAACCCTGTTTATCTCACTAAAAGTGATGATGTAATTGCTCGCTTGTTTAGTAATACAATTTTGAGTAAATCGCAAGATATGGATGCTGTGACAGATTTAGCCATGCATGCATATTCAGGTAGAACTCTCCCTGCTATTGGGACTATTTCTAATGTTAATCTGGATGGTGAGGTAGACCAGTATGGCTATGAGGGATTAATGCATGGTTCTTGGCCTCAATTAAGTCCTACACATGAGCACTACCCTGATAGGAATAGTGAACAAAACCCATATGGTGAACATGGTCCCTTTTCTGAGGAAATCCATCCTTTATTGCAGGGTAATCGTTTTGTTGATGTTTTAAGGGATTATTATTTGAGACCAGACCCTAATACTCCATCTTTGGCAGAAAAGGAAGCTAAAATGGAAATATCTCATCAAAAATATTGGGGAGATTCAGGGGCGTTTGATAACAATTTCTTGGGGAAATTGCAAGGAGGAGATTCTGCTCATGATTATTATGAAGTTGATTTTTTGAGATGGTTGAAAAATCAAAACATCGGTCCAGCGGAATTGGATGATGAAATGAAACACAATTTGCGTGCAGAACATTTTAATCAACGCTCTGAGCAATGGACTGATGGTGAGCCTTATGAAGAAGAAGTAATAAACCCAGAAACTGGTGAAAAAGAGATAGTTCCACATTCACGTAAACTTGGTTGGTTAGGATACAATCTTGGTCTCGAATTTATGCCCCCTGAAAAGAGAACAGAAGTTCTTGGACATTTGTTTAAATATGGTTCTGATAGAAAAGAAGCAATAAAACCAATGGCTGCTGCACGCCTAAAGCGCAACTTCATTTCACGAACCGCAGGAGAGAAACTTTGGTTTACAAGAGGTGAGAAATTTTCTGGACCACACATAGAACCTATACATGAAAAACCACATAAAGAAAGTAGTGATATTGATATGCGCCATTATACACAAATAGCCCAAAATATCGATACTGGTGATGCTGTTTCAATATATGACAGATTGTTGACACACCATCGTGATATGGAAAAATTACCAAACAAGGAAATGCCCCTGTATAAAAATGGTCAATTCATGCCAAATCCAAAAGGAGAACTAACTTCTGATACATTGAATATGTTAGCTGGTTTGGATGAAGAAGGTAATTTATATCCTGAGGGGAAACATCCCATATATGGTGATAAATGGAAAGGTGAACATGTTATTGAGCCTGAAACATTGTCTAAGTTTAGAAAACAATTAGAAAAGGAAGGAGGGATTAGGTTCCTTCAAAAAAATATTCGTAATGCATATTTATCATATCGTAATATGATTGGCCCCAACCCTGATTTTGTTTCAAAAGATGAAAAGTTGAATTTTTATCACGACGCTGATGGACATACTCGTACATTGGCTTCACATTGGATGGAGCCTTTTCACAAGAGAGGGGGTTTAGCTAGAGATGAAGAGACATATATAGATATGTTACATGATTTTACAACAGTTAGTCACAAAGAATTGCCACCAGAGCCTGGTGGTGCATCTTATGAAACAATATCACTTTTTGGTCACGGTTTTCATGACCCACATGAGAGTGACCCCACAAAAATAGGACCTAAAAGGTCAACAGTTGACATACAAAACACATCTTTTATAGACCCAGAAATGGAAGGACAATATCCTGCAGAAGCCCTTTCACCTAAAAAAGTCAGACATAGACAACCGATGATAGGTTTGAGTGGAGAAATGGCTGGCCTTATTGCCAATTTACACCCTAGTGATGTCCCTGAAAAATATAAAGTAGACCTCCCCCGAAAACCTAGAGATGATAAGGAAGCAATAAAATATGGAGTTCCAATTTGGAACCCTTTATATCAAGACTTGGGAATACAAATGGGTGTAAAAGACAAAACAAGTGGTAAATTAAAAACAAAAAAACAGACAGTTTTTCCTACCACTATCCTCGAACCACATGAAATTCTTGATAGTGGGACAGCTTCCCATGCAGTGGTTGATGAAAACCATAATACAAAATATTTACCTGAAACAAGGAATCACTCTGCTCGAAACACTTTAGTGACATCACATGCAAACCTTTTACAATCTTATTTAGATGATGAAATGGAGTCAACACAACCATTACTACAAAGATTAGATAGATACGGTAAAATGTATGATGCTAATTTGTGGCACAAAAGACCAGTTATTGGTGGTTTAGAAGGAACATTAGAAGAAGGTAAACCAAACCCTGCTTTTGAAATGGATAGAATAATGGACAAACATGCTAACTCTTTTGTTTTAGCTACTAGTTTAGGACGAGTTCATCCTCCAGGTGACCCTTCTCCACATGGGGTTCTAACTAATGATGATTTTATGGAAGGTCAAAAAGGTGGCCCACGACGCATAAATCACGCTAAAGTAGGGGAAAAAACACATGCCACAGATGACCCGAGATTACACCTTGAATTACAAGGACGTGCGGTGGATAAAGAAACTGGCATAGTGAAACCCCATATTGGTGTAGTGCAACGTCATCATGATGCACATGACAAAACTATTGAAACTCATATGGACGCTATTACAAATTATGCAATGGAAATGAAACAAAAAGCGTTAGAACAAAATCCTAATCTTTTTCCTAAAGATGACCCTCAAACATCATTATCTAATGCTTTACAATTATTTAGAGATTCTAATTTAGCTTTAATGAGAGTGCCACATGAATTACATGGACAAATGGGGTGGAGTGTGCCTAATCCTACTACTGAGTTTGAAGTAGCAGATGCTGCAGAAGAACCGTTAGGTAATTTAGCGCATAATCTTTCACAACATAAAACAACACTTACTTCAGGTATGGGTGTGCAAGATATTGCTAAAACTTTAGGTCTGGATTATGAAGATGTTCATCAAAGGGCCATTGCTGAAAAAATGAAAAACACCATGAAGAAAAAACCTGATATGCAAGTTATGAGTGTTGCTGATGCTATACAAAATGGTTTATTGGAAGGAGGTGAACATGTTCAAGGAATGGAGAACATTGGTGATGATTTATATTCAACACTTAATTATGGTAAAAAACAACAACAAAGTGAACTAGGTCAAAAAGTTGAGAAGTTACATAGTATTGCCTCTCGTGTCAAAAACCTATTCAGAAGTGGTGCTTCTAAACATGGTTTAGAAATAGTACGTGCACCAACAAGAGATTACAAACATAGAAAAACCGAAAAACAAGGCTCTAAGGGTTACAAAAGTAAACAAAGTAAACTTAACAATATATCTCTATATGATGGTTTCATTATGTTTTCACCAGAAGAAGGGGCAGCAAAACCTTGGTTGAGGCGCAGCGCTAAACGTGAATATGGTCCTACTCCTATTGATTTACCAAAACCAGGTGGACATTCAATACATGATTTATTCGATGGGCCTCGTTTGAATTGGGGTTGGGGAATGACCCCTACCCATCGATTTAATGTCGATAAAAAAGGAGATTTAAACCTCAATACTACTAAGGGTGGGATATCACCATTGGTAAGTGTTCCAGCCCCCTATCTATATAGAGTGTTTCCAGAATTGCAAGGCATATTAACAGGAGACGAACACTTGTCCACACCGAACGCTATGAGATTGAATAAAATAGGAATATCTGTTCGAGACATCTCTTCATCCGAGTCACAAGGTATTGATTTGTTGCGCTCAAATGAAATTGATACACTTGGGTTATTAGATGACGTCTTTTCTAAAGGCGCTCGGCCTGACCCCATATTACCTATGCATCGTATTTTCAATCTTAAAGACCTCAATTCTTTACGTGGTTTTTCAGGAGAATGGGTAGTAACATCGTGGCCTAAAGGTGAGCGTATTATGTTAACTCGTAAAGGAGATTTATTTACTGCACGTAATACATTAAATCAAAAAGTCATTGTTCCACCACAAGTAGAAAAAGATGCTAAGAAAGCTAGTCAAAAAGATTTCGTATTAGATGGTGTATTACATAAAAATAGGTTTTATGCAATAGATGTTTTAGAAGTAGAAGAAGATGATGTTCATGATTTGAAAGCTAATGAAAGAACTCGTCTTATTCGGGCCACATTCGAGCCCCATGAACATTTCCAACCCCCCTCTCCTTCAAATCTACGCATAACAGATGACACTGGGTTAGAAAATACCATAGCAGATTTAGAACAACCATTGTTATTGAGAGATGCAACTTCTACTTACATGAAAGGTGAATTAAGACATCCTAAATGGATTATATTACAGAAAGGAAAGAAGGTCGATTTGATTGTTCTTGACCGCTCTGGTACAGGTCCTTATACCTATAGACTGGGGGCGGGGCCAATATTTGATACAGAAGGTTTAGGGCCAAGAGCTGTGAAAGCTAAGAAAAATACTTACATGGATGTAGGTACTGTTTTCCGTTCACCTCGTCGTTTCGATGTTGGTCAAACTGTATCTGTTAGTGTTGTATCAGTAAAAGAAAAGAAACAGAAAACCCGCTCTCTCTTTACTATTAGAGGAGGTAAAATTCGTGGAGAAGGAGATGCGCCAGCTAGTATTGAAACACTTGGTATTTTGGCAAAATCTGATTATTTATGGTGCCCAACCACAGTTTATGTAGAAGAAAATAGCTTAAGAATAGAAATACCACATTTAGAAAATGATGTTCTCTATAAGATGGTACCTAATGAGTTAGGTATTGAATTACAAAACCCTCAAGCATCTTTACCTGATAATGAAGATAGTCAATATATAATTCGCTTATGTGAGGCAGTCAGGGATACTTGGGAACCTATAGCAGCAGCTTTGCTCAAAAGTAAGAAAATAGCAGCGAAGATTTCTGAAAAAGAACGTAAAAAACTCTTTGCTCCACTTAAAGTGGAAGAAGACCCTGACCCCGACGAACCTTTTATTGAACCCAGAGTGGTACCAGGTACATTCCATAAACCAACAGAAGAAGAATTAACTATCAAAGCAGCTACATTGGCTGCTAAATTGATGGACCGTATTACTAAAGAGCGCATGACAAGTGTTGGAATAGAAGGTTTAGCATTCAATCATGCTACTCCAGATTCATCTCCGAGAGGGCCCACCACTATTGATGGTGGAGCCACCATGCCCGATTGGGACCCAGGTAGTAGTGAATATACTGAAGAAAAAGAGTCAGAAGAAGAAAAAGAGCGTGAAAGGAAGAAACGTGCTGCCGTATTAAATAGATGAGAGTTTTGCGCAGAAATGTTATGTTAGATATGAGAGTCCCTGTACAAGAAATACAATTACTCAAATCAGATGACCTAGTAGTAGCTGGTTATGCGAGTGTAGAATTAGTAGATAAACAAGGAGATTTGATTACTCGTGAAGCACTCAAAGATGCTTTTAAGAAATATATGGCTAACCCTGAATATAGTAATGTACAATTAGCACATTCTAATATACAGGTTGGTAGTGTAGTTCCTCAATTTGTAGATAGTCAAGGTAGAGTATGGAAATCTGAAGTAGATGATGTTGGTATGTTTGTAGTTGTAAAACTACGAGATGACATAGAAAAGGCAAGAGAAGTAGCTTCAGAAATTAGAAAGGGAAATTTGCGTGGATTTAGTATTGGTGGCCAAGCTTTCAAAAGAATGAATAAATCAGATTCAAAACATGGAAAATATCGGGAAATCAGCAAACTGGAGCTCCATGAGGTCACAATTTGTGAAAAAGGAATCAATCCTGAATCAACCTTCCGTATTATAAAGGAGGACGTGAGCAAGGGTGAGCATATGACAGCCCTTGACGAACTCTCTGATGTTCTCAATCGCCTTGAGACTCGACTCGATTCTATGGAAAAGAGTGATGATGTTGAAAAGGAAATGCCAAAGGAGCTAAAAGAAGAACCTATGGCAGAACCTGAAGAATCAGAGAAAGAAGAAAAGAAGACCGAAGAGAAGAAAGAAGAAGAGACAAAGAAGTCCGAAGATAACTTCATTACTGAAGATTACCTTAACTTCTTAGAAGGAGTTGCTAAATCAGCAAACTACGACATAGACCAAGCACGAGCTCACTTTGCAGACTCTGACTCAATGGAAAAAGCACAACTTGGTGGGTTTGATGACCCAGCTAAAGTAGACGGTGCAGATTACTTCGCAGGACAAGTCAAAGGACGAGCCCAAGAAGGTGGCTCTCCTTCAACTAACGCTATCAAGAACATGGGTCTTGGTGGAAGTGATACAATGGAAACAAAGAAATCTTACCTCAGCCCAAACGACGTGACAGATGCAGATATAGAGAAGGCTTACGAAGTCTACAAAGCTGCAGCTACAGAACAACAATTCAAGGATAACCTTGGCAGCTTCTTCGCTGACAGACTATCCAAAGAACAGAGTGCTGAACAAGAACTCGCTGCACAACGAGCATTTGATGCACGAGGTCCTTTAGAAAATATTACAAAAGCTCTAGAAAACCTTTCTGAGAGAATTGATAACATCTCCTCTTCTGGAGAAGATATCCAAAAATCTGCAGAACCAGTATCGAACATACCAATCCCTGAAACAGAACAATTGGCAGGAATGTCATGGAGTGAAGTCCATAACTTAGCCAACGAGGTTATCAGGAGGAACTAAACATGGCACGAAATTACGTAAGGACAGTTACAGATTTAGAAAGATACTACTACGGTGCAGGAAACGCAATGGGGTATTCATACTCTGGTAGCGAATTACTCAAAGCAGACAGCCCAATGTTGTCTACAACTGCAGGAACATACCAAGCAATCTATGGTCGCAAAGTATGGAGCCAATTGAATCAAGAATTCAACGCTTTCAGCATACTACCAAAGAAACCATGGGACCGAAGTGGATGGCGTGTCATTACTGCTAAGCCAAACTCTGGAACAGTCCACGGTGGAGTAGCAGAGAACGCAACCCTTCCAGAAACAGTACGCCCAACATTCCAGAATGTTGCAGCAAAACCAAAGACAGTTGCTCACACCTTTGACATGTCAGAGACTGCTATCTTCCTTGCAGACAAGGATGACGGCCTAGGCGACATGCGCTCAGTTATGAAAGAAGAAATGGGTAAACACCACGCTGAAATGGTCAACAAAATGATGCTAACAGATGTAACCACACTTGCTGGAAACAACTTCGAGTCACTTGACCGAATCACAACTGGAAACACATCCATGACATCTGGAACACACTACGATGCAGCAGATGAAGACATCTTCAGCATAGACCGCAGTGCAAACACATGGTCCTTTGCAGAGGATGATGCAGACTCTGGTAGCGCTAACAGAACCTTTACTCTAGATAACCTTGACAACCTCTTCCAGCAACTCTGGACCCGTGGAGGTAACCCAAAGGTTATGCTAACTGGATACGACACATTGATGAGAATCCAGCAACTTCTACAAAGCCAACAGCGCTTCATGGAAGAGAAGAGAGTAGTACCATCATACAATGGTGTACAGGGTGTACCTGGTGTAGAAGCCGGATTCATCGTAGCAACATACAATGGTGTACCAATCATACCAACCAAGGACATGCCAAGCGATGGCATCAGCCGTGTCTACTACCTTGACACAGACTATCTTTGGTTCAGCACAGCAATTCCAACACAATACTTTGAGTCTGGTATTGAGACTGGTGACCCATTCGGTATCAACCGACTTGGTCAAGAAGGTCTCTACCGAACAATGGGTGAAATCTGGTGCTCTTTCTTTGGAGCACAGGGGAGTATCCGAGACCTAAAGTGAGGGTTGGAGAAAAAAAAATAAAAAAATAATGGAGATGAAAAAATATGGCACACTCAAACTGTAGCGTAACACATACCTTCCTTGACCTAGGACTCCACGCCGGTGCACCTGACAAATACCCAGATTCAAATGGGTCAGTGGCAGACAACACACTTTGGCAAAGAGGCCCAGCAGGGACAGCATACCCAGGAAACATTGATTCCTTCACGGCATCAAACACTGAATCAACAGAGTTTGCAAGTCAGACTCGATTGATTTCAGTCCGTCTTGAGACCACTGGAACCTCTGCAACCTTCGATGTAAATGCATATGATAGCACCTTGAACTATGTGTACTCAGTACTTTCACTAATCAACGACACAGACACCGATGAATCCCTTCTTGCAGCAGCTACAGTAGTAGCTCACGAAGCAGGAACAGTGGCATTCACAGTCGGTGGCAGTGGTGACGATGTACTACTGACATTGATAGCGGCTTAAGGTGGCTAACTAATGCCCACTGTGACATATCTAGGTCCACAGTATTCTCGGGCTGCCTTTGATGGCAGAGAATGGCTGAGAAAGGTACCAAGAGATGTTAGTAAAAGCTGGGTGGAAGCCCACGCTAACCATTTACAAGCAGACTGCTGGAAAGTTGAAGGTATGGAAATGCCTTCGGCCCCAGTAGTTGTTAAATTTACAGAAGATGTGGAAGAGGTAATTCCTCCAGCATCTGACACTGACGGGATTCCAGATGGGGAATGGACCCGAGCAGCAATAAGAACGTGGCTAAAGGAACAAAACGTCACAATCCCCAAAACATACACAACAAAAGCAAAATTACTCTCACTGGTGGAGGAACATCTAAATCCAAAGCTCGCTGAGGAACAAATAACGGAGTGAAATAAAAATGGCATTCGGAGTAACAACTGACACAAGAACGCACGTATTGGGCGATATGCTCATGGTAACTGGAACATTTACAGATGGAGGAACTGAGGTTGATTACAGCCCATTCGTATCATCTGTTTTTGCAGCAGGGGGACATCTAACATCCCTTACAGATACTGGAATTAAAGTAAACAATGGTAATGTAGCCGCTGGTGACACTGTTCTAACAGTGGACACTGTTGAAGCCAGAGAGCATTTAGCTGCTGGGCAAACAGTCTACAACTCCTCCGGTGTACGTCTTGGTGTAATTGCCTCCGTTGACAGTGATACTCAAATCACATTAGCAGCACCTGGTCTTACGACTGGTCACGCTAACAATGAAAACTATTTCGTTATTGGAGCAAACAAACCATCTGAGACTTTGATTTCAACTTCCTTGGATGTTTCCATTGATGAAACAAATACCCTCATCATCTTTGAGTGTGGAAACCGTTCAGCTACTAGCACAACATCTACTGAAGATGGTCGCTGGTGGATTCTAGGACCACGTTAAGGGGTGAGCTTTTGTGGCACTTGACGCATACACTTTCAGTTACCCTCCGGTAAGAGCACATCCGTCAGGGGTAATTGTTAACAATGCTGCTGGTTATGCTAAAGGACATACAGGTACAATGACTGTATCTTCTGTAGATGCAGAGACTGTTTTCAAAGCCGCTGCAGCTCTTTACAAAATATATAAGAAAACTGACAATGGTTCTTACCTGTTTTTAGGTAGAGTTAGTGCTATTGCTGATGCTAATACAATTACTGTTGGTGGAGGACTTCTTCACGGATTAAGCCATCTTGATGAAATTTATGTTGAGCTTGATGCCATGCTTAACAAAGAAATGGCTGAGCGAGGAGTAACTAACAACAGTAAATTACTAGGTTTTGAAACTGATATTATTCGTGGTGAAATTTTCATTACCATTCTTTACAATACGTGATAAGAATGGATAAGGCAACATTTGACCTGAAAGACATCCAACGCCTACAAAAACGTGGTATTAGACAGGCAGAAGCACAGGGAGCCGCTGTGGCCCCTGAGGGAGAGCGAGACACTCTTCCTGGTTGGTTTACTAAGAAAAAACAGCGTTATAATAAGGTTCGAGATGTTTTGAATATAGGCAGTGGCACACGATGTGTTGGCTGTGGATTACTACATTTTTGTTGGGTAGATACCTGCCGAGGATGTAATCGACCTATGGATTTCAATCTTGGTCATAGAGATGACGAGGCTAGACTATGAAAGGAAAAATAATCATAAAATCTAGAGAAATCAATTACCTAAATAACAGTCTGAGTGAGAGCTATTCACCACCCGCCTCAACCTCGAACGACAGGGATGAGATTACCTCCTCTTCATCTGCTGCTCCCACTCAGGCACCTTTTTTTCAAAAATCGTCTGAAAAGGGGGAAAGGTCATTAAGAGGACTTGATTTGAACATAAATATGCTGAAGTCACATGAACTCGGATTAGCCGCCGCATGGGGTGAACTAATGAAGGCCATCGCTCCTCGGAATCTTGAATTTGAGGCACAACGCCCTATGTTAGAACAAAAGATGGAACACTTGCTAAGACAGGGACTCACTGAAGAACAAGCATTACAAATAATAGCAGCAGAAACACAGGATACACCAATGGAAGAATATCAAGGTGACAAACAAAGAATCAGTCCACCTAAACCGTCACCTAGACAAATGATGTGAGGGCAATGAATGCCAACAGTCTTCAGCCCAGGCGAACCTGAAGTTCGCCCATTATATCCTACTAAAGTAGTTTATACAACGGCTGATAAAGTTGGCCAGTTATTAGAAATAGGACCTGCTGAAGCAGTGTTAGCAAGTGCTGATTCTGAATCTGATAGAGTATATGTTACAGGTTCAGATTATCGTAGTGTTGGTTACTCAGTGGGAGACACCATTCTCATTTACAGTGATGCCCAAGCTTTAGGTGTAGAGAAAACAATTACATCTATTGCTGAAGGTGGGTCGAATGGTGTAGCTCTTTATTTTACAGGTGCATTTTCTACTTCTGATTATCAAGCGGCTGACAATACCTACATACAGAACCAAGCACCCTTTACCAATGGTAAAACACGTGGACCAACAAAGAGTCATGTGGAGAATTTGATTTTGCGTTATCAAGATATTATTGATAATAAAACACACAATGCTTGGAGACCCTATCTTGTTACT